ACTTTACCGCCACTGCTGTAGCCTTTAGTTTTTTTAAACATTATTACTCCTAATACTCTTTAGTTTTTTTACGTCGCTTGTTCATAACCTTACCACAACCTTTTGCTATAAACACTCTTACAGGACCACCATCTTTTTTCTTTGGCCACCCTTTTTGCATGTCTTTATATGCTTTATCAGAAATAGTAGATTTACTCTTGGATCTACTTTTTCCTGTTTTTTTTCTTTTATTTATATTTTCTACTAAACTCATTTAACATCTCCATCTTTTACGTGCTTGACGTAATCTTGAATTAGGATTTTTGGCGGCTTTAGGATGTTTTTTCATTTGTCCTGCTGATCTAGCGCAATACGATTTACGTCTTTTGGCAGCTTTGCTTCCTGGTTTTACTTTTTTTGCTGTTACTGCTGTTTTTAATTTAGAACCAGGGTTTGCTTTACGATGAGCAGCTACACCCTTTTTAGTCATACCTGCCCCACTTTTAGTAGGGCGGTAATTAGCTTTCTTGCCTTTGGTTGTACGCCTTATTGGTTTCTGACGAGTGGCCATCTTTAGGCATGAAAAGCTGTTATTGTTCCAAATGTGCTTTGGGTATATTGAATATATATACCGTTATTAAACAATAAACCATTATCGGGTACGGTTATATCTCTTGTTACGGTAGCACTAGCAACACTTCCTAGTTTAAATACATTTGTTCCTGTTGGAGAGGTCTTTAAAAAATTTAAAGTACCTGCCGTAGCTGAACAAACCATATTTATTCCTTGTAGCCTAGCTCTACCTGCAAAAATAACATCCGCCGCAGAATTATTAATTCCTGCGGATACGTTACCAGCTGGGTTACCAACTGCTGAAATACCTGATATTGTTTTAAAATATTTAGATCCAGTAGCTGTTCCTGCATTAGCACCTGTTATTGACTCTGTTTGAGCATCGCCATTAACATCAGTACCTGTAACAGTAAATGATTTAGCTGCATCATTCCCAGCAGAAAGAATAGTTACTACTCTTCCAGAATCAAGAGCAACCGCACCGCCAGAAGCTAACGCGCCACCTATAGTAAGTGCTGCGTTATTTCCTACCGCTGCTGCAACCGATATTCCATCAGCATCTAAAGCTGTAGTATCGGCAGTTATAAAGACTGCCGTTACATCAGAGCCTGTCATTCGACCTGCCATAATATACTCCTAATTTAAATAATACCTGTAAGGTTAATTAATGAGTAATCAGTAGTTACATTTTTAATCATAACCACACCAATTACTTGTATAACGTCTCCTGCTGCTGGTCCAACTGCACCTGCTGCACCTAATGGTACTGCATGATTACCAACAACAAGTGTTCCTGAAGTCAATACTGTTGCAGGTCCTGAAACTGAGAACCAACCGTAAGCACTAGCAGCCATGTCGACTACTGTTACACCTAGTGTAGCACCTGTAGTTGTAGCGGCTTGAACAATTTGGGCACTTCTTGGATCAGGAATTAAAGTTATTCTTGAACTTGTAGTTATTGCTGTTGCTAAATCATCGTAGCAAGTAATTACTATTGAAGGATCGGCTGAATGATCGTGTGCTGGATTAGATTTAATTCTAAGCATTTGACCTTCACCTGCAGCGTCATTTACATAAAGATAACCATTTGCATATTGATTTAGCGTTATGTCTGTACCAGCAGTTTCAACTGAAATTGCTGTCTCACCTGCGGCTACGCCTGCGGTTGGTGTTAAATCAAAGTGATGAGCAATTGAAGCAGCGTGTGTAACACACTTACCTGCTGTAACTGCTACTGCTGCTAATCTACCATAAGCATAAACAGTATTACCGTAAAGTAATCTACTTCCTAAAGGAAATAGTTGGGTAAGTCCTGAAGTAAAAGGGTCTACTGTTCCGTATTGGCTTCCGCCTTTACCTACTATAAGATCAGCAGGTCCATATCCTGTTGCTGCTGCGTATTGAATATGTCCACCATCATCAGTATAGATATTACCATCTGCGTTGATTACCAACCCATCTGTTATTGCACCTGTTGTTGAATTTGTATCAATGGTTTTAAAACCATTTTCGGACCTGACTGGTCCACTAAATGTCGAATTTGCCATAATTTTTTCTCCTGAAAAAATAAATTTTATCGTCTTGGCTCGTCTGCTAGGTCAGTCGATAAAACAAAAATTAATATACCCTAGAATTTTATTCTATACCTTGTTGTCGAAAAAAGAAAGGGAAGCCGAAGCTTCCCTTTACAATTGTCTAAACGACTACTTACGCTCCAGGGGAGCCATAAATACCACGCCAGTCACTAAAGCCAAAAGAATATCTTTCTCTAGCTTTATATCGCATGTTACCAGTTTCGAAGTCTCCTTCCATTCCAGTAGACATTGCTGCTCTCACAAAATGTTTCAAGCCGTTAGGTGCGTCAGTTTTTATAAAAAACGCATCCGTATCAGTTAAAAAGTGATTTACTGTGTAACCTTCTGGAAGCATGCTCATGTTTCGGATAGCGTTTATATCGTTATCAGAAGTGCTTACTCTTCCAGGAGTGTTTAACAGTCTATCAGCTACAAACTGAAGTGCTGGTGGAACGATAAGCTTCCTAGCTTGAACGTTAGTTTTTAAACCACGTTCATCTTTAAAGCCTGCAATGTCTATCATTGCATTCTCTAGAGAAGTTTCGTTCAAATCAGCAGCTGTGCTTGGCTCATTTGCTTGGTCTCCAGCTGTCAAGGTAGGATGATCGGTAGCGAATAATTCTTTACCATCTCCTCCAGGAAAGCTTGAAGAGAAACCATTATTAAGCACATTTGCAGCTTTTACTTGTTTCGTTTGACTCATGGATCGAGCTAACGCTTTAGTATACCTTGCAGAAATGCTGTCATAAAGGTTGTCTTCTATAGCTTCTTCAGTTAAAGCAAAAGCTAATGCTACAGTTTCGTGTGAATATCTAGCTGTGTAAGTTTCTTGCGCATAGTCATATGAGACTGATGAGCCTTCTCCTTTCACAGGAGCTTCACCGAAACCTGAAAGCATAACTTCTTCTTCAAACGCTCTATCTGAATTTTCTGTATCAAAAATTTCAGAATGCTCGTTTTCGTATCTGCTATATTCAAGTCCAAAGAGAGCGTTTAATCCAGGCTCTAGTTCTTGCACTAATTGTGCTCTATTAATTGCCATTGTTATTTACCTCTTATGAATTGCCGAACACTGAAGCTGGGAATGTCACGTACATTCTAGCGTATTGTCCAATAGAATTTGATGGTTTATCGGGAAAACCTACTACTGTTGCAATACCACTAGAAGTAGTGGCTGTCACTGCTTCTTTTGATCGACCTGTTGCTGAATCACCTGCGGTTGTTGTGATAGTATTTGTTGTACCGATTGATGCTTGTGTTGGAGTTGCAGAACCCTGCGCCTCGTAAACAATATCAGGATCGACATAAACAAATGCTTTCGCATTCGCAGAACCTAGTGTTGCAGTATCAGCCGTCCACATCTTAGCAAAGATGATTTCGCCTGTAGTTGCTGTGTATTCTACTCCGTAAAACACGCCTAGTGGTGTACCTGTTGCAGTACCCTGTATAACCAAACCACTTGAGAGATTTACTACGTCGCCCGAAAAAATCGAAGCATCTGTAGCACTCGCTATTGCGAACTCTTGAGGTCTGATTGTACCACCAGACATATGATATGCGGGAGTAAAACCATCTGGATCATTTGTATTAGCCATGTTATTTTACCTTATAAAATATGTTGTTAAAATTCTTAGTATTACCTAAGATCCTTTTCCGAAAGTAACCTTTGAACTTCTATTAGGTCTACTAATAGGCATTCTTGGATCGCTTTCTCTCATTAAATCTGTGTCAACAGCACGCATAGCGTCAGCGGTCATATTATCAAAATATTCGTTCCGTTCATTAACTGTCTCTTCAGGTATTCTTGCCAGGATCAAACCACCTACTCCGATTACTCCAGCATGCACTCCATCTTGTATCGTTGGTGCTTCGAAATCTGGGAACTCTTCAGCACGAACAGGCTCAAAGCCTTCGCGTAAACGCTTAGACATATTAGTCTTATCGTCCTGACCTAGTATAGATTCTCGAATCCAACGATGTTTAAAACCTGGAGGTGCAGCAGGTGCATCTAATGCAGAGGGCGGTGCCCATGGTGTTCTGCGAGTTTTTTCTTCTCGTGTTTTTGCAGATCGAGGAGATCGATCAGTAGAAACAGATTCTTCAACTTTATTATTTGTATCTTTTTCTGTCATTTTTTTACTCCTTATTGTGGTTTAACATATTTAGCATACTCTTCAAGAGGCACACCGAGTTTTTTAGCTATTGCTACTTGGCTCTGTGTGAGTTTTACAGTCTTACTGCGTACATTTTTACTTCTAGCTTGTCTTGTAGGACTTGCTACTCTCTGTACGGGAGAGTCGGAAACTTGTTCTCGATCACCATTATCGCTGTTTATACCATATTTAGCAAGTCTGGTATCCAGCTCATTGTAATAATCATCTGTTTTTCCATCGTAACCTTCTTCCATTAATTCTCTATGGAGACCAAAAGCAGCAAATGTTGAACCTTGGTCTTGACCAAACCATTCATTTTTTGATGCCCATTCCTGTGCTTTTGGGTCTGGAGGTGCTGGCTGAGCAGCAGAATTCTGTGGTGGTGCCACTGGAGTCTGTGCTACAGGATTCTCTGCTGTTTTTTTCCTTTGTGCTGTTACACGTCGTAAACTTTCTGATTCAACAGATAATCTTGAGAGTTTTTCGTTAGCCGTTACGATGGCATCTGTGTCACCACGATCGAAAGCATCTTTGTATTCTGTTTTGGCAGAATCCAACTCTGTGTTAATTCTATTGTCGTACTCAGAAAACATAGCTGTGTTGGCAGAATCCGCTTTCTTTTTAAGAGTGGCATTTTCTTCCTGCACTTTTTGTGCCCAAGACAATGCTTCTTCGTTTTGTCTTTCTGTTTCTCTGAGTTTATAGGTTAGCTTGTTGATTCTTTTCTGAACAGAATCACTATAGTCTTCTTGTTCAGATTTTTCTTCAGGTTCGCTGGTTTCAGCTTTGTCCTCAACAATCTCTATTAAGTCTTCTTTCTTTTCTTCAGTAGGAAGTTCAACTTCTACTGTTTCTTCTATGGCAAGATTTTCTTCTTGTTGCATGGTGTCCTCCATGGTGGTTATTAATAATCTACTGCTTCTGGGTCGGGTATTCTAGCTAAAATTTCATCGTCATTTAAAATTCGAAGCTCACCTCCGTCAATTTTAAAACGAGCTCCAGCATACCTGCCGAAAAGCACCCATTCTCCCTCTTTACACCAAGCACCTTCAGGAAACTTTACAGTATCCTTATACGCGTCTGGTCCAAGAGAAATAACATATCCTACAACTGAGGATACTGTGTCTCTTTCAATAGTTTCTGATACTAATTGAATTCCTCCATCAGTTACAGCAGATCTACCTCTGGGCAGTATCAGTACTCTGTATCCTGTTGGTTGTGGTAAACTGTCTTTTTGAGCCGAAAGTTCTTCAGCTGATTTTTCTTCTACGATAACAGGTTCAGGTGCTTTATCAAAATTCATTACTACATCTGGCACTACTTTATTAGTCATCTACTTCTTTCTCCATATTTTTCTGCAGGTCAATTATTTCTTGTTCGGCGGAGCGAAGACCTGATATCTCTCCTACGACGCGTTGGTATTGCTCGAAATTAGCAACCCCACCCGATGCGAGTGTTTCTTCTAAAGCAGTACAGCGTTCTCTGTACTTTCTCAGTAGGTACTCGACAACCTTTACATAATCCATTAGTCAGAACTGTGGAAATTTAAACCTTTAGTGGCTGCTCCTGTGCCTTTTGTTTTTACAACTTTCTTATGAGTGTGTAGACCACCTTCGCTGTAGTTGTACATACCACCATCCTTCATTTTAGCAGTTTTTGCTGCGTCTTTGAAGTCTTTCTCGCTTGGTGCACCTTTTTCTCCTTTTTTCCTCATTGTTTTACCCTCTTTTCTTTTTTTGTTAATATTGTAATAAAGTCCTTTGTTTGGCATGTTATTCTCCTTGTGGTTCAGAATTTTCTTCTGCGTCCTTAACTTGTTTAAGTATTTCGCCGTAAGATTTCTGTGATTTTAACTCAGCATCCATTGCATCCTTTTCTCTAGATGCAGCAATTTTCTGTTGGGCTATGTCTTCATTTTTCTCTGCTTTTGCTAAAGCAGTCTGTGCATCCATTTCTGCTTTTGTTAACTCAGTTCGAGCACGAAGTTGGTCAGCTTGCGCTTTTCTCTCTATCTCCATGCCCTGTAGCTCTAGCTGTTTGTTGGCTAAATCTATTTGTGGTTGCTGTTGAGCCATTTGTTGTGCTTGTATTAAGGCTTGTTCTTGTCCTGTTATCTGTTGTGTTGCTTGTGCTGCCAACATAGCTATCTGATTCTGTACTTCCATAGGAACAGGCTGTCCTTCTGGTGGAAGCTCCATGCCTTGTTGAGCAAGAATCTGCTGTACTTGTAGCCTATACTTCATAGCTTGGTGCTCTTGTATGTGTGCTTGTAATGCTTGTATCGCAGCAGGATTTTGCTGTGTCATAGGGTTCTGCATAAACGCCATATGTGTCTGTATGTGTGCATCGTGGTTTTGTTCTAAAAATGCTTTTAACGGAACACCCATCAAAGCGTCTTGGTTTTCCTGTACTGGGTCTTTCGGTGACATGTCTTCTGGTGGCTCTAGTATCTGGTCAATATTTTGGATACCTAGTGCTGTGTACATCTTATAGTAAGCTTCTCGTAAATTGTGCAGCTCAGGAGCACTTTGTGCTAATTGTAGCTGTGTTTGTGCTAGCACAACACGCTGGCTCATACTAAATATGTTTGGGTCACTTACTGGGAGAATGTCTACTGAACCATCGAAATCTTCTGCGTAAATTGTGCGAGATCCACCGACAACGTCGTAAGGGTACTCAGGAGGTAGAGATTCTGAGAATACTCTAGCTAAAAGTTTAAATTCTGTTTTCTGAGCATAGTGTAAACGCTTGTGTATAGCTGACATTATCTTGCTACCACGTTCAAGCATAGCAATAGTTGTGCCAACAGGAGCTTCTTGACCCATATCTCCTATCTTCATGTCGGCAATATTAGCAAAACGCTGACCACCTTCGACGATAACACCTAATAATTGTGCTAATACTCCACTTGGCTCTTTATAAGGTAGTGGCATGAGAGCATCTCGAATAGTCCCACCTGGAACGTCAACATCTCGCCATTCTCCTGGTTCTATAGGTGTATCATCATCCCTAATTCGCATACCTCTAGCTTTAAAACCAGCAGGCAGGTTACTTAACGTTCCTGCGTCAATAAGTTGTCTCAATATAGAAGTAGCCGACTTACTTAGCCCCCCGATCATATGAATAAGCCCAAAACCATAAAAACCTAGTCCTGGGAGGAACTTATAGTGAACAAAGTACTCTATTTTCTTCTTTAAAGGGTCATCTGGGGAGAAATTTCTCCTTATGGCAAGGATTTGATTGCTCTCTTTGATCATTGTCACTATATAAGGTAGAGCAATTCCTGTCTCTTCACCCTGTTCAGAGTCCTCAAAACCCTCTAAGTCGAGCTCTACGTGCATTTCTAGTACTGTGTAGGTTTCTGTAACGCTAGGTTTTGAAACCCCAGTAATATCGTCAATTTTACTCTTAACATTTGACAAACTTACAGCATCAGAAGCAGGATCACCAATTTCTACGTCTCTATATAGCCCAGCTTGCTGCATTTTACGGATGTGGTTCTCTGTCATCTGTATAACATGCGTTGCTCTAGGGCAATCGAGTAAGTCTGTTGTTGAGTACGAGACTATGAAGTCTTCAGCCATTATAAAGTTACTTACTGCTCTAGCTTTTGATGGATCGTAGAAAACTTTTTTAAATGCAGAGCCCGAAAGAGGTAAATAAAACAGTAATTGGTCAAGTTCTGGATCAAACTCTTCCATATTGTATGTTATTTGATAATTCATGAACTCTTTGACTCTTTGTGCTTGTTGCTCTCTAGACTCATCAGCGTTGCCTAGAACTTGTGTTTTAACAGGTCCATCAGCAGGCAAGAGTTCTTTATAGGCTTGTGCTTGGAACTGTGCTACAGATTCTGATAATAAAGGGTGATGTACACCACTCGCACCTGGAAATGGCTCACTTCT